TTTAGAGGAGGAATATAAAATGAATGGGAAAAGACCATACAAACTGCCGGAACCGCTTTTATGTTCCGCTGATAAAGAAATCAATATGACATTGATAGACGAATACATCAGAAAGCATGAAGAGCGAATACCAAGGTACAGATACCTTGAGAATCTATACAAAGGATTTCACGATGTATTCCGTCTTCCAGAAAAGGAGTCATGGAAGCCTGATAACCGGCTGGCAGTGAATTTCCCAAGGTATATCACAGAGACATTTTTGGGATATGCTTATGGGATTCCGATTAAAAAATCACATCCGGACGAAAAAATAAAAGATGCGATCCTTGAATTTGACCGGGATAATGATATCTCTGACCAGGAATATGAGCTGGCGAAAAAGTGTTGCATCTACGGACACGCTTTCGAGTATTTTTACCAAGACGAAGAGGCGAAGACGAAGACTGTGATTTGCAATCCAAAAGAACTGTTTGTCGTCTACGATGATACCGTAAAGAACCGTGCATTATTCGCTGTCAGATACGGAAAAAGAGACGATAAAGTTACGAGGTATGGAGAAGTACTTACAAGAGAGAAAATCATCCCATTTGAGGGAGAAATCATGCAGGATA